GCTCCTGGCTGGGTATCGCAAGGAATACGCGAACATTATGGCGTTGATACAAAAGCAATCAAGGAAGCACAGAAGAAGCCAAAGCGTGGTCGCACATCAATCAAGGTGAAAGGTGCCGAGATAGATGGCGTCACTTTAGAATATCGCGGCCGGACATTGACACCGCTGCACTTCAAAATGAGCCCGAAGAAACAGCCTGCAACAAAACAAAACAAAATGCAGCGCATACCGGGCCAGGCTGTTGCTACTGATTCACCAGTTGCAATGATAGCACCACCGAAGAAGTACAGAGTAAAGGCGACGATCATTAAAGGACAACGCTCCAAGCTCCCGCCCGGCACGTTTATTGCCGAGGGCAGAGGCGGCACCGCTCTTCCCTTCCAGAGGATGGGCGAGGGCAGAATGCCGATCGAAGTCGTGCGCACTCTCTCAGTACCGCAGATGATTGACGGTCGAGCTCGTGAGACTATCGAGAAGAAGATCAGCACGGAGCTCGAGAAAAGGTTCGAGCACCACGTTGAAAGAGTTATGAAGCAAACGTGACGCACCACAAGGCGCGAGAACGGCTTGTACGCGGTGCAATAACATAAATAAATAAATTTATCAAGCAAAGGGCGAAAATCGCAACGCGAGGGAACGTCGCGTGCCACGGGTCCTCCCGGGCGAAAAATTTCCCTGCGGTGCTGGCGAGCCCAAAATAAGCGCAGTTTTGAAAAAATTTTTTCTGACCATTTCGTTTCGTATGGAGCACACAAAAAGGAGGTGACGTCATGGCAGAAATACGCAAAAATCTGCAAGGCACAGAAATTATCGCGTCGCTTTTCGGCGTCACCGATCGCCGTGTGCAACAGCTTGCGAAAGACGGCATTATACCGGTGGAGCAGCGGAAGCCGTACCGCTTCGACCTGCTGCCAACAATCCGCGCATACATTAAATACCTCAGCGATAAGGCCTACGGCAAAGAAGAAAAGAGCACCGACACCGTGCAAGCCGAGGCTGACAAGCTGAGAGCGGACGCAGATCTGAAACGGAGCAAGGCGGATATGGCCGACCTCCAGCTGAAAGAGCTCGAGGGCAAAATGCACCGAAGCGAGGACGTCGAAGCTATGACAAACGACCTCGTTTATACCGTCCGCAGCATGATGATGGCATTGCCGGGGCGGCTTGCGGTTGACGTAGTAAATGCGAAAAGCGCGGCCGAAGCCTCGGTTGTTATTCGTTCAGAGGTTAACAAGATCCTCAACGAACTCGCAAACTACAAATATGATCCCGAAGCCTATCGGCGGCGGGTAAGGGATCGCGAAGGCTGGAACTTCCAGCTTGAAGATGAAGCCGACGAGTAAAAAGGACGCATATAAACTAAATGCAGCCATAGGCCCGGCTGTCCGAAATTTCAAGCCTCCGGAAGATCTAACGGTGGCAGAATGGGCCGACAGATACCGCCGACTGTCGCCGGAAACTTCCGCAGAGGCGGGCCCGTGGAGAACGTCGCGCACACCATACCTCCGGGAGCCGATGGAGTCATTCACGGATCCGAAGATTAAAAAAATTGTTATGGTGGCCGCGTCGCAGGTAGGTAAGACCGAGCTTGAGCTTAACGCGATCGGTTATATTATCGACCAAGACCCCGGCACTATTTTATTTGTTCATCCTTCGCTTGACGAGGCGAAAAAGTTCTCGCGGCTTCGTATTGCTCCCATGATAAGGGACTGCAAGCCGCTCCGAGCTAAGGTCTCGGACGTCAAAACGCGAGACTCAGGAAACACAATACTCCAGAAATCATTCCCCGGCGGCATGCTCATGCTTGCCGGATCTAACAGCGCCTCGGCTCTGGCTTCCACTCCCGCCCGGTATATCATCGGCGACGAGCGCGACCGCTGGGCACCGAGTGCAGGAACCGAGGGTAACCCGTGGAACCTCGCGGAAGCGCGTCAGACAACATTCTACAACGCGAAAGCGATCGAGGTATCAACTCCGACGATCAAAGGCGCCTCGAATATCGAGGAAAGCTACAACAAAGGCACGCAGAAGCGCTGGTGCCATAAATGCCCGGAGTGCGGAGAGTACGGCGAGATCATTTTCGACCGCATACACTTTGAGCACACCGTCAAGAAGGTGCGCGGCAAAAAGAACTATAAGATCCACGGCCCGATCACGTGGGCGTGCCCGCATTGCGGGTGCATAAGCACCGAGGACGTTATGCGCCGCCAGCCTGCAAAATGGATCGCGGAAAACCCGGACGCATACGAGCAGGGCATTGACTCGTATTGGCTCAACGCCTTCTCTTCCCCGTGGGTGCCGTGGGAGAAGATCATTCTCAAATTTTTAAATACAAAAGACGATCCGAAGGCGCTGCAAGTAACATTTAACACGATGTTCGGCGAGCTCTGGGAGGATCGCGGCGACCTTGCCGACGAGGACACAATGCTGGCCCGCCGCGAGGACTACGGCACAAATGCAGACGGCTCCCCGGTGGAAGTACCGGAGGGCGTTTTGGTGCTCACGTGCGGCGTAGATACGCAGGACAACCGACTCGAGTATGAGGTAGTCGGCCACGGTCACTACGGTGAGACGTGGGGCATTAAGAAGGGCTACATAATGGGCAAGCCGAGCACGCCGGAGGTCTGGGAACGGCTCGACGACGTGATCGACCACGTTTACAAGTTCAAAGACAGCGAGCGCGGTTTGCGGATCTCGTTCACTTGCGTGGACTCCGGCGGACATTACACGCAGGAAGTCTACGAGGAATGCAGGCGCCGCTTAAACAAGCGCGTTTTCGCTATCAAGGGTAAAGGCGGCGAGGGCATTCCGTTCGTGTCGCCTCCTTCAAAGGTGCCGATCCGGGATAATAAGAAAGTGTACTGCTGGCTTTATTCGCTCGGCGTAGACGCCGGAAAAGCAGCGATCATGTCAGCGCTCAAGGTGCAGGAGCCCGGGCCGAAATTTTGCCATTTTCCGCGCGGTGAGTATTACGGATATGACGCTAATTATTTTAGCGGCCTGCTCTCCGAGAAGTTGGTGCTCACGCAAACCAAGCGCGGCAACACGTGGGCGTGGGTGAAGATCCCCGGCCATAACCGAAACGAGGCTCTTGACTGCCGCGACTATGCGCTGGCAGGCTTCAAGATCATAGATCCCGACACTCTGGCGGTTGAGAAGCGACTCAAAGACCTGCTGGAGAAAAAGACACAAACAAAACCGGCTGCAAAGCCGCAACCGCGCCGGGTATCAAAACCGGCGGCGCAGCACTTTGACGACTGGTAAGGAGGTAACACATGGCAGACAAAAAAGAACTGCGGGCGCGGCTCGACTTCCGAAAGACAGCCCTGACAGCTGCAAGGCAAGCATACACGGCCCTGCTGTCCGGTCAGGTGCAGTCCTACACGATCGGAAGCAGGAACCTCACGAGGCTCGATCTTGAAAAGCTCAAGAAAGAGATCGACGCGCTCGAGAAAGAGATCGACGAACTGACCGCGCAATTGAGCGGGAACTCAAGGCGCCGAGCGGTGGGCGTAGTCCCGCACGACTGGTAAGGCGCACAACTTAATAACGGGTAAACGCGCTAATCTGCATATTTTTCGCAAATATGCACGTTAACGCTTTACTACGGCAGACACCGGACGGGAGTTCTTGCTCCTTCTCTCTTCCGGCCTGCCGTTTTCTAATTTCAAACAAGGAGGTGAGAAAGATCAGGTACGACAGACAGCGGGGAATGTATGTCCCCGACAGCGTAAGACCGCAGAACAAGGGCTACGGAGAAGCGGGCGCCAGCTGGCAGAGAAAAGCCGTTAAGGCCTTTAATGCTCCCAGCGGATCCGCTCACGAGGATATAGATTTTAATAACTTCACACTCAGGCAACGCGCCCGAATGCTTTATATGTCCTCGCCGATCGCAACGTCGGCAATTAAAACAAACCGCACAAACGTGGTAGGCGTAGGCTTGAAGCTAAAGAGCAGGATCGACCGCGAAGTTCTGGGGCTCACTCCTGAGCAGGCCGACGCATGGCAAAAGGCGACCGAGCGCGAGTGGACTCTCTGGGCTGAGGATAAACGATCGTGCGACGCAACCGGTATGAATAACTTCTACGGCCTCGAGCAGCTTGCGCTCGTTTCGTGGCTTCTCTCCGGCGACTGCGTGGGAGTTTTGAAGCAGTACGAAACCGACCGCTTGCGCCCTTATGCTTTAAGAGTTCACCTGATTGAGTCCGACAGAATTGCAACGCCGGGCAAATACGGACAAGCCGGTGCCACTTTGCACTACACGACCGGGCGAAACCCGACAACCGGGAACGCGATATATGACGGCGTAGAGATCGACGGAAACGGCGCGGCGGTGGCCTACCATATCCGCAGCAATCATCCGTTCGAGGTAGGCGCACCGACTACAACGTGGACGCGGATCCCCGCATATCAGGAGCACACGGGACTCCCGAACATCGTTCACGTTATGAACTGCGAGCGCCCCGATCAGTACCGAGGCGTCAGCATATTGGCCCCGGTTATTGAGGCAATCCTCCAGATCAGACGGTACACCGAGTCCGAGCTTATGGCAGCGGTTATCGAGTCGTTCTTCACGGCTTTTGTCAAGACTGAGGCACCGACCGACGACATGCCGTTCAACCAAGTGGAGCCGGACGAGCCGACCGAGCGCAAAGGCCCGAATGAGTACAGCATGGGCCCCGGCCAGATCAACATAATGGAACCGGGCGAGGACATTGTTTTCGGAGATCCCAAGCGACCGGCGGGCGGTTTTGACGGATTTATAACGGCAATCAGTACGCAGATCGGCGCAGCTATCGAGATCCCGGCGGATCTTCTCTTGAAACGGTTCAATGCTTCATACAGCGCGAGCCGTGCGGCTCTGCTTGAAGCGTGGAAGTCCTTCAAGATGCTGAGGGAATGGCTCGCGGACGATTTTTGCCGTCCGATATATTCCGTCTGGATGAGCGAAGCCGTGGCGCGTGGCCGTATCTATGCACCGGGATTTTTCGACAATCCCGCGATCCGCGCCGCATATCTCGGCAGCGAATGGCTCGGCCCGTCTCAGGGACAGCTTGATCCCGTTAAGGAGATCACGGCCGAAATACTCGCAGTCAGCGAGGGCTTCTCCACCCGCCAGCAGAGCACGGTCAAGCTCAACGGCGGACAATGGGACGCAAATGCGGAGCAGATCCAGCGAGAGACCGAAAAGCTCAACACACAAACCGGAAGCTCCACCGGAGAGGACGATGATCCGGGCAACAACCCGCACTCGCCCGAAAATGCAGGCAGCATGAGCGTGAAAGCCTTGCGCTCTCTCGTGCTTGCGGAGCAGATCAAACAAGCCATTAAAGGAGGGCAAGACGATGGCGAAGTTTAACTATCGCATGGGCCCCGCACCGGCCCAGCAGACGGCCACGGCGCCGAAGTTCTGGAACGTGGCAACCGTCAGCGAGGACGAGGCCGAAATAACGCTCTACGGCGACGTAGTAAGCCAGCAGCCCGTTGACTGGTGGACGGGTGAACCCGTTCCCGGCCTCTTTATCACTCCCGAGGGATTTATGGAAGATCTCGCGGCCGTGAAGGATAAGAAAAACATCACGGTCAAGCTCAACAGCTGCGGCGGAGACCTTTACACCGGTATCGCTATTCATAACGCGCTGAAAGCTCTCCCCGGCAACGTGAACGTTGTCGTGGAAGGTATCGCGGCAAGTGCTGCGAGCGTGATTATGTGCGCCGGCGACACGGTGACGGTATTCCCCGGATCCCTGATAATGATCCACGGCGTGAGCGTTATGCTCTGGGATTATATGAATATCCCGGACATGAAGCAGCTCATTAAGGGAATGGAAGCCAGCGAGCGAGCCGTTGCGGAGATCTACAACGCAAAGACCGGAATTGAGACCGACACTCTTCGCAGTATGATGACGAAGGAAACATGGTTCACCGGCCGCGAGGCTCTGGAGAAGGACTTCGCTGATACTCTCGAGGAAACCGAAAAGGAGTCCAAGATGAGCATGAGCGCCGACAAAAAGGTGCTTATGGTCAACGGAGTGCGCCACAATATTGCGGCATTCCACAACGTACCGGGCAACATTCCGGTATCTGCACACGCTACTCCCCCTGCTGCAAAGCCGGGAGTAAATAAAAATCCGACCGCAGACGCGGCCAACGAAGAAGGAGGTAACAACCCCATGACCATCGAAGAAATGAGAGCAGCTCACCCGGAGATCGTCGCGCAGATCGAGCAGGACGCAAGAAACGCGCAGGCTCAGGCTCAGGCGGACGCAGTAAATGCGGAGCGCCAGCGCCTTGCTGATATTGACTCCATTGCGGCTTCTATCCCGGATCAGCAGCTCGTCCACGACGCCAAGTACGGCGAAAAACCTTGCACCGCGCAGGAGCTTTGCTTCCGCGTAATGCAGCAGAGCGCGGCTTCCGGCCAGCAGTTCCTTGCAGCTTACAAAGCTGACGGCGCGGCTTCCGGTACCGACAAAGTAGGCGCAGGGCCTAACGGCGGAGATCCCGCAAACAATCAGGAGCAGGACGCGGCAGAGATCGACGCCGTAGTCGACGCTTTTAACAAGACCAAAGGAGGCATCAGATAATGGGTAGACTCGACGAAAACCTCGGAACCGTAGGTTATGACAATCTCATAAACGGTATCAATCCCCCCGCTGAGGTATTCCACGTAGAGCTGGCGGCCGGTCAGGGCGTCCTCGAGCGCGGAACACTTCTCGCAACCGCTGACGGCGGTATGGTAAAGATCAGCGCGGCAACCACCGGCAAGGCAAACGCCGTGCTCGCTGATACTATCGACACCGGCGACGGTGAGGCAGTAATTGCTGTCGCATATCGCACCGGACACTTCAACGCAAACCAGCTGATCGTAGCTGACGGCTACGAGATCACCGCAGCAGATAAGGAAGCGCTCCGCGGAGTGGGTATCCTTATTTCCGACGCGGTGGAAATCTAAGAAGGAGGACGTAAAACATGCCTTTCAACTATTACGACACACACACACTTCTCGCTTCCGTTGAGAAGCTTGCGCCCGTTCATACTTTCCTGCGTGACCGTTATTTCCCTACAAATGCGGCCACCGACATTTTCACGACTAACGACG